TTAAGAAATAAGGTTAATAGCTGTTCTTAAATCCTCTATAGTTTTGTGGGTATATGTGCGGAGTCCAACGTCCTGAGATTTATGCCCCATCAGCAGATCAATACACTTTTTATTCGCGCCGGCATCGTCCAATCTGGAACGGAAAGTATGTCTGGCCTCATGTGGTGTATGCTGAATTCCTAAAGGGACCAGTAGATTATCCCATACAGTATAAAACGTGGTACGCGGTATCATATCTCCATTATATGTCAGGAAGTATTCGTTCCCCTGCTCTAAACGTTTTCGAACCATCTCGTAGATGCGTGGGTGAATGGGTATGATCCTGTCTTTCCCATTGGCAGTTTTTAAACCGCCTTTGAAAGTACGCTCATCCAGATTTATCTGGTCAGTCGTCATCTGAAGTAATTCCATTAACCGGAATCCGGTGTAAATATAAAGCAATGGTATATCTCCGTTCTCCCTTTCGCAATTATCCCAGAGTAGCTGAACTTCTTTTTCCGTAAAAGGCTTTTTTGTAGTTTCCGGTTTAGGCGGAGCTGTTGTAACCTGAGAGTACATCTTATTAATAATATCGCATTCGAATGCGAATTGATCCAGGTGGTAGAACAGGTTCTTAATAGCTGCTTGCGTCGCATAGCTTAACATGCATTCATCAATACATTGTTGCATATGGTACGATTTGATACGTCGGTACTTCATGCCATATAGCTTTGAACAATGCCGATAAGCAGCTTTCATGGAGCCTTGAGTGGCTTTCCCTAACTTAGGGCACTTAAGCTTTAACCATCGTTGGTAAAGCTCGGAGAAAGTAACTTTATCCCGGTCAATGTCCCAAGGGTTATCGTTGTACTGAGCAAGCAGGATTCTGGCTTTTTCTTCGGATTCTTCATAGCCGATCGGAACCTGCCGGCCCTTTCCGTCTTCATTATAAACGGTTACTTTAACAAGCCATGGTTTACTGCGGTTCCCTTTAAGACAGGTAATGCAGCCATAGCCGTTTGGTGCTCTTCTTCCCATAATATCATTCCTTTTTACAATGTGCTTTCCCCAACTTATTGGGGAAAATCTTCTTGTTTTTACGCAGACGAAATGATATACTATGGTTGCTGAACCGGTAATCATTTCATCTGATTGCTGGAATTCACTGGGCCTCTACTGTTCGAGCAGTAGGGGTCCATTTTTTTGATTGACAATAGAACAAACGTTCGATACAATGGTTATATCGCTATCTTAGTATGTGCGGTCACGGGGGAGTGATGGCATGGATTACAGGGGACTGATTCTTGAAATGATCGGCAGGGCAAGCGAGCTTCAGCTTGAGCGCCTGTATTATTTCATCAAGTCGTTTCTGGGCTGACGGGAATTTTTCTGTCAGCTTTTTTCTGTTTAACGGTAGAACATCAGGGTAAGAATGCAACTATCCTCCTTTCTTTCAAAAACTATATCCATACCATCGGGTTGCAATGCATGTATTCCTTCTAGTCCTTCATCATTTTCGTTTATACTTAGACTTTCTAAGTATTTCTTGTAGTCAATAGTGTCGTCTATACTGTAAAAAATATTTGTGGCATAATAATAGACCATGGCCCCCCTCGGACAAGTCATGTATATACTTGTAAGATTATCACTCTCTCCTCTTGATACAGCAATGTAAGCATTCCCTAAAATATTTTCTAGGACGTATGATTCAAAATTTATACCATCTGAAGTGAATGCTTTTTTCTCCCCCCAAGTACACATGTTATAAGCCGTTGTATTTGACTTCAAAGTAGTAACAAAATCATCAGTATTAATCACAATGAAATTGTTTAAATCATCATCTGCCAATAGAGATTCCGTAGAAGTAGGCTTGGCGGCTATGGATTCTGTAAAAGAAGGTATAGTAGTTGGACTTGTTTCTGTGTTACCTATTGTTTCGTTTGGTGAAATAGATAAACTGACAGTTTCTTTTGTAACAATTCCACATCCTATTATATTTGTAGTGACAAATAACGATAATCCTGCAGCTATTAATTTTCTCTTCACATTCTATCCTCCGGAGCTTTTTACTTTTAGCTAATGTTTTAATTCCGTTCTTTATTATCAACGCTATTTTCCGCTGCGAAAAGTTCCCGTACTTTTTCTTCGATCATGGACCATTGTTCTTCTGTAAAACCTCTTAATACATTCAACAGTCTTTTTTTAAAGGAATCCTCTTCTTCACTCAGAACTTGCCCCATCCACATAGCAAGTTGATTGTCGCGGCTTATTGGCACAAACATATCGCCGTCGCCATTACGGAGCCATGATTCGTTGACATTGAATTCACGGCATATAGAAATAATAACAGCATCAGACGGATTGCGTAATCCAAGTTCGTAATTTCCTATAGTATTTCCTTTTACACCGACACGGTTGCCAAAATCAGCCTGATTTAATTTTAATATTTTTCTTAATTCCTTGATTCTATCTTTCATTTTCCCACCTCTTTTCTGACATTTCTACTATATAACAAAAATCCCACATAGTCAAGAAAATATAAAAAAAGTCCTTGACAATCCCACGACGTGGGAATACAATAATCACATAGTCAACGCAGACGAACTGATGTACGAAAAAATGAAAGAGACAGAAGCAATGAGAATCCAGAGCAAACAGGTAAGTATCCGTGATAGCATTTATAACGATTCGTCCTGAAAGACGAGCTGCCGTACATTAAAAACTAAATCCACCCACGCCGGCCATCAACCGGAAGCGGTAACACTGTGAAACCGCTGTGTAAGAGTGTAGCAGAATTAAAAAGAGAGGAAAGATAAGGATGAACACAGAAAGAAAAAAGGTACTGATTGAGCATATCAAGAACAGGCGGAATATAACGCCTCCTATGGCAAGCATGCAGAGAATGCTTGAGAATGCGGGAGTGCAATTATTTGCACCAACCTGTTTTAACCGTATCGTTGACACTGATCTTATTGATAATGAACATGTAATACTGGACTACTTATCAGGATCTGACGATATCGAAATGGACTCGGAAGGGTTGGAGTCTTGCAGTGGTATTCTTGAGGGCTTCATTGAGCCGGAATGTCTACGGGAAATTATAAACGGATTCAAAGTTGTGGAAGATGGTACCGTCTTCGATAACAACTTGCTGTATTCCCTTCGAAAATGGAGCAAGAAAGAATTGCGCAGAGTACGCAAGGAATCATTGGAGAAGTTAGAAAAAGACGAAAGCGATATAGCCGAGTTGGTTTCATATGAGTTAAAGGCTCGGAATATTATAAGTCATTTTCGGCCAGTTATGGATCGTCTATGTGTAATGAGGATGGTAATTACCCGGCTGAATATTCCATTCTATTCACTTCCGGAGATTCTGAAATACTCCTGGAAGATTTTGAAAGATCCTGATCCATTAAGCATTGCCTTATCACCTGGTAAGTACCGGAAAGCCTTCAAGAAGTTTTGCGAATCCCACAGAAGAGCAATAAAGTATGACAAACTTTGCGGAGATGAATTAGCGAGATATGTATTTTTGGGAGTGAAGGCTATGGGGAAAGAACACTTCAAAAAACGTCCCAGATCCCGGGTAAAGTCGTGCGAGTGTACAGAGACAGTCTATCGGGAGTGCAGCCAGATCATGTCAGCATTAGGCAAATTAACGCCGAAAGAATTAGTGCAAATGTTTCCTATAAAAAAGGAATTCGATGGTGAAAGATGGGAAACGAAGGATTATTTCTATACAAGGGAAGCTATGGAGCGCCTTGAACCGGATAAACCCATTGGAACTGAGATGGATGCTGCTGATCTGTTGTGGGAATATGTAAATGACGATCTGACATTCTTTTTATTTAACTGGATGGACGCGATCGATGATTTACACCTTCACTGTTTTGAAAGCGGCCCACACAATGAATTTTATAAAGAAAGAAAAGACAGGAAACAGTACAAGATTAAGATGGAGGCAAATACGGATGAATGAGATCAGAGTAGCAGGAAGACAGAATTTTATGGGATTGGATATCCCGGTAGTACTCGGAGGATTTGGCGAGGGGAAGAAATGTATTTCAGATAAGACTATTGCTGAAATTCACGGCATGAATACTTTTGATGTAAGGCGTAGAATTACCGACAATATTAAAAGATTTACGGAAGGTACTGATTACATTGACTTTGCCGGACGTATGCGCGAGACGCAGACGTTGGAACTCCTTTTAGTGTTGGGGTATGCTAAACAGTCCATCACCCAGGCCGAACACATCTACATATTATCAGAACGCGGTTATGCAAAGCTGATTAAGATTATGGATACAGACCTTGCGTGGAAGGTTCACGATAAACTGATTGATGAATATTTCGCGCTGCGGGAGGAAAGAGAACAGCGGAGGCGTCTGACAGAGGAAGAGATGATGCGTATCCAGTTAGGCATGCTGGACAAGCAGGGTGAACGCCTGGACGGCGTAGAGGAGCGAGTGGACTATCTGGAGAATACCATGACGATTGATTACGGGCAGCAGAAGCAGATTAAGAATTTCGGTAATGAGGTGGTAGTCAATGCTTTGGGAGGAAAGAACGCTCCGGCTTATCGCTATCGTTATGCGGATAACTCAAAAATGAGTAGTCAGTGTTTCTCAAGATTCTGGCATGACTTTGATGATTATTTTGATATCAATGCATATGCGAATCTGCCGAAGATAAGATTCGACGAAGCTCTGGCCTATATTAACCGCTGGCAACCGCCCATCAATATGCAACTGGAGATCGGGAAGATTAACCGGGGTGAAAATTAAAAAAAGGAGTGTGGTAGATATGGCAGGAAATGGATACGAAACGTTTACAGAGAAGGAATTGCAAGTCCTTAAGACCTTTGAAAAAGTAATCCCTAAATTATCAATGCTTGGCAAGGAGAAGCTTCTGGCCTTTGGGGAAGGGCTTACATTTACAGCAGAAGAGCAGGAAAAAAAGTATGCAGAGGAAATGAAGAAGAAAGGAGAAAAAGGTGTTCAGTGATAATTTAAGAAAGGCCATGATTGCAAAGGGGTATAACATTGCTGAATTATCACGCAGGACAGGCATAGGAAAGCCATCTATAAGTCAGTACCTCTCAGGCAAGAATAAGCCATCAGAGAAGCGTATTAGAGAGTTGGCCGAAGCACTGGAAGTTGATAGCATGGAACTGGATACTGGTAAGATTGATCCCTCAAAAATTAAGACAGAACAGGGAGTTTACAATCTTCCGGTAAAGACCGCGGCGGAGCTTATGGGTGTTTCTCTGGATTTCGTCTACAACGGCCTGCGTGATGGCGTTTTGCCGTTTGGCTGGGCTGTGAAGAATTCCAGCATATGGACGTATTACATAAGCTCGGCAAAGTTTACCGAGTACACAGGGATTCAGGTCCCGCAGTTATGAAGGCGTACAATAAAAAAGTCCTCAGCTAACCGCAAATTAGCTAAGGACAGTACGGCCCGGAGGCTATACGCAAACATCCAATTGCAGTATAGCACTTCTGGGCCAGAAATGGAAGGTGTATTTATGAGTATTGATAAAAGAATTGACTATTTGACGACAGAGTTAATTCATGAATTAGGAACAATGGAAATCGAGGAAATACAGGAATTCAGGACCGAAGTAATGAGAGAACTGGATACCTTTAAACGTCCTGAGCTGGTTAAGGTATATATAAACCGCGTGATTGATTTGGTAATCCAGAAGAAGCAGGAGAAAGCGAGGGCTGCCATATGATAAAGAAAAATGCAGTTCAGAAAGCGAAAGAAATCAGAGTCCCCGCTAGATTCTCAATCAGTTACGATCAGGTTGTTGAGGTTGTCGATCATTATGAGAGCGGATTTGAATGCGGGCTTATGTTATTCAGACTGGGTTATATGCAGGGACAGAGGGCGGCGAAAGCAGAACAGTGTAAGAAGGAGGCAGCAGAATGCAGAAAATGAAGATGATTATGGTTCCGGAAGAAAGATATAACTGTATGTTAGAAAGCTATAACGGAGCAATGGAGGAGATTTTAGAACTCAGCGAGGAAAAACAAAAGATTAAAGGCGTACGAGGATCCGCTTCTTGTGGTGATGGGTGATGAATTCAGAATGTCAGAATCCATGCTGAAATATGCGAAGAATGATGAAGTTGTTACAATCAGGCTTATCTGCAGGCGGATCCGGGAAAGAATGGAATCCATTGCGAGATCGCAACAGGGCAAGAAGGGAGACGCTGATGGTGAGTAAGATTTTAAAGCCGGAAACGGCAGCAGAACCCAAGGGCTATAAAGGATTCTTATACATAAAGTGCAGGAAGTGTGGAGAGGCCCATGCTTTCTGCGCCAGAGATAGGATTAACGGCTCCATATGTCCCCGTTGTGGGACGAGAACCTTCTTTACGGAGCCACTTAAGATAATGCGTATCTATTGCGAGTGTGGGCTTTATACGCGCTATATGACGAACCTCAAAGATGAGATGTTTGACGTAAACTGTATCAACTGCGGCTCTCCGGTTGCCGTGAAATACAACAGCCGAACGAACCGTTATGAGACGATCAGAGAATAGGAGGAGAAGAGCTATGCTAAAAGATATCGAAGTGAAGAAAATCGCGCCGGCGCAACTGCCGGATCTGCTATGGTTTGTACTGAAACATAAATATCACACGGAGCAGTGGGACTTTGTAGTGGTGTTCGATGGAAGAAATCAGATCATGTATGTTGACAAGAAAATTCCGGACAATGATGTTCAGAAGTTTGTGAAAGCGGCTTCATGGCCGGAGGGTAATATCAATGATCCGGATTGTCTGATTGCTGAAACCGTTGAATATATCTACGAGACGTATGGCTGGAACGTGTGGAGTATCATTCTTGATAATTACAAGTCCCGTTATGAGAAGATGGAGACGGCAAAGGCACAGGAGAGAGCGGTGGAGCTTCTTCCGCTGATCCGCAGTGAAATAGATGCAGTGATCGATGGAGATCTTCCCGATATCTTTGATGAGCGGCTGGTTGCCAGTGTCGGCGATGTCGGTCGGGAAGCGGATCGGGACAGGGATATGCATTGGCGCGCTGTAGGATCGGGAACAAAGTACGTGTTCTATCTTGGTTATTTGATAGGATCTGGGAAGATTAAGGAGGCGGCCGAAGCATGAAAGTTACTGGAGTTATAAGGAGAATCGACGATCTGGGGCGTGTAGTAGTGCCGCGTGACATGAGAAAGAGTTTGGGGTTACAGGAAGGTACCCCGCTGGAGGTGTGCGCTACTGAGGAAGGGATCCTTTTTAAGAAATACGATCCGGGAATTACGATGATGGACATCGTAAAGAATCTGGAGAACGCACTGAACGACAACTATGTAGAATTGGGAGTTAATGTAACACGGGAGATCCGGATGTGCATAAGCGATCTGAAAGAAATCCTTAAGGAAGCAGATGGGAGGCGGCGAGTTGATGAGTGTTAAATATGCAAAGCTGGACTGTAAGGAAGTGTATGCAGTTATTTACCATGCGGCTAAGGTGATTTATTATAATCTGAATTTTACCGGAAGGCAGCAGATCTATGTATATCGGTAGAGGCGGTAAGGTTGAATGGTAACTGTATCGAAACACGCGAAAAAGCGTTTAAAGGAGCGCTGCGGACTGAATAAGCGATCTGCGAAGCGCATGGCTGATAAAGCGTTTACAGATGGTATAAGACATTCGGATACCAGAGGCCGGCTTAATAAATGGGTAACAGGTCTGTATTTCTATAATCAGACAGCCAATAATATCCGTCTTTATGGAGACAAGGCTTACATATTCGCAGGCAGTACTCTGGTGACAGTGATTCAGATACCGCCGGATCTGCTCAAATATATGCTAGGGAAATAAAATAAAGCTTTCCAGAAGGAGGATACCATGACAAACGCGGATCGAATTAGAAAAATGACAGACGAGGAACTTGCGTGCTTTTTGGCCCGGGTAGATGCAAAACTATATCGGGACGATCTGGACGTTGCAGCATATCGAGCGGATAAGGCAGTAGATACCCTAGAATGGCTCGAAAGAGAAGTATATTAGTGAGAGAAGGAGAAGCAAGATGAACAACGGTCAGAAGATTAAATATATGGAACTGTGTTTGGCAGTGGTGCGGGAAGAGGTTGAGTATGCAGAACTGTACAAGAAAAAAGAGCCGGATTATGACGAGGATTTCGATGCATGGTGTGTGTATACGCGGTCGCATCGAAATCCCAACAAGGCATTAATTACAGATAATCTGAGAAATGTGGCGCGTACGGCGTTTATTTTGGCAAAAGAAATTTAATATTTAAATGGAGGATTATCAATGTATTCGATTGAACAAAAAAGAAAAATCATCAATGGGGTTGAGATTACTACCTATACCCGAGATATCGTCAGCGCAAATATGATTGAAGTAGAGGCAGGAAGTAACGGATATATGGGAGGCGATACCGGCCACGGAAGCCGTTCCTATTTCCGTATCGAAGATACATCCAGCACAGACATGGAAGTCCGCAGCTACACCAATCCGTATGGTAATACTGGATTTGAGGTTATGCTTGGAGGCGACTGCGAACTTGAGACGATGATCCGGGCATTAAAGTTTATTACAAAAGTTCTGGAAGACAGCGCTAAGGAAGTATGTGATTAATATACAGCGGGCTCAGGGGGGCGGTGAGCAGCCGTCCCCGAAGATAGACAGATGGAAGAAGGAGACAGAAAGACTATATGACTTTGCAGGAACTATTGACACATTTTGACGTTTCAAGAAAAATGAGCGACACCTCTTATCAGTGTAAATGTCCAGTACATAATGACAGTACGGCCAGCCTGACGATATCAGAAGACAAAGGGAAGCTGCTGCTTCACTGCCATGCCGGCTGCGAAACGAGAGATATACTGGAGGAAGTGGGGCTGACCTTTCAGGACTTAGGAGGATACCAGGCGCCGAAATGGAAGGAGCGACTGGAATTTGCACTGAAGAAAACCATAGAGGCAGTCTATGACTATCAGACACCGGACGGAAAGTATCTGTATTCCAAAGTAAGATTTGAAGGGAAACATATTCGATATGTTACAATTAACCGGAAAAATGATACTTACGAATATTGCAAGAAGGGCGATCAGGCTACTCTCTATAACCTCCCGGCCCTGATCCGGACCATTCGTGACGGGTACCGGGTTTATATTGTGGAAGGTGAAAAGGATGCGGATACTCTTAAAAAACTGGGATACACAGCGACGACGGCTGGCGGGGTGAACGACTGGAAACGGGAATATGCGTCTTATTTTACAGGGGCGCAGGTGGTGATCCTGCCGGACAATGACGAACCCGGCCTGAGACTGAAGGATCAGATCATTCACGATTTAAAGCATTATGCCCACTCCATACGCTGGACTCTTACGTCTACTGCGGAAAAGGGAGATGTGACAGACTATCTTACAAAAGAAGGACATTCGAAAGACGAACTGATGGAGCTGGTTATGGCATCAGAGAACCGGGGAGCGCCCTGGCTTTATACAGAAGGATCCGGTGATAAGGCTAAGATAAAGATTAACGGCGATATACTGGCTGACAGCATCAGCCGTGGTCTTCCTTATCTGATCGTCAGAAGGCCGGAGGAGGATAAGGACGATTTCTATGTCTATGAAAACGGTGTTTATGTAAAGTGTAACAGAAATAAGGTAAAATCACTGATCCGGCGATACGTTCCGGTAGGGATGGCCAGCGATAATATGATTAATAATGTATACAATCTGCTTTTATGCGCGGAAAATAATATTTGTACATTCCGGGATCTGGATACCGACGAATGGCATATTAACCTGAAAAACGGTCTGTATAATTTAAAAACGCGGCGGCTGGAGCCACATACGCCCAAACTGCGCAGCACGATCCAGTTGGATTGCGAGTATCAGCCGGAAGACCAGTACAGGCCGGTGTTCACCAGGTATATTAATGATCTCTGCGGAGATGGCAGCGGGAATGTCGATGAAGAGAAAAAGGCTGTGATCCAGGAGTATATGGGGCTGATCCTGTCCAATGTGAAGGTTTACCGCACGAAACTGTGTATCATCCTGTATTCCCTGTTAGGTAACTCCGGTAAAACACAGCTCCTTAACCTGATCGGGGAGCTGCTGGGAACCGATAAGATCGCCAATATCCCCATCCAGAATATGAATGAGGAATCGAAGTTCTCACTGGGGAGTATTATCGGCAAGCGTCTGATCAGCGTGGGGGACCAGACTGGGAGCGATATTAAGGACAGCTCCATATTTAAGCAGATCACCGGAGGGGATCCGATCAAGATCGAACCGAAGAACCGGCAGCCGTTCTACTATGTTTTTCCGGGCGGCATGGCGGTGGCCTGCAACAACCTTCCCAGCTTTCAGGATGATAAGGGCGGCCATGTATTTGAAAGGCTCTGTGTCGTACCGTGTATTAATACGATCGAAAAGGAGAGACGGGACGGGGAAATTCTGGACAAGATGCTAAAGGAACGCAATGCCATATTTAACTGGTTTCTGGAGGGACTTCACCGGCTGATCGATCATAATTTTAAAGTCACGAAGTCGGCAGCCTGTGAGGAAGCAGTAAAGGAATACCGGGAGAAGATGGACACGGTTTATCGTTACCTGTCGGAATTCTATGTGATTACCGGAAACCGGACGGACACAATACTGAAGGCTGATTTTGACACTGCATATGTAAACTGGTGTTTGCTCAACGAATTTTCGCATGTGAGTAAACAGAATATAAAGGATCGGATGGAAGCGAACGGATGTCCAATCGATAAGGCCAATAAGGAAGGAAAACGCGGTGTTATGGTGTACCGGAATCTGAAACAGAAGAACGACGGGTTTATAAACGTTACACCGGAAGAATATGAGCAGGGAGACTTACCGTATGAATAACCCCAAAAAGGCGGAGGGGTAGCGGAGTAAAAGCGGAGGTTTTTTAGCCGAAAGCGGAGGCAAAAACCCAGTAAATACAAGGGAAGCGGAGAAGCGGAGATTTTTTTCACCACTTTTTAGGTTGACGCAAAAACGTGCTCTTTCTCTGTATTTTTAAAAGTACTGGTTAAAAGTGTAGCCCACAATAAGAAAAAAATCTCCGCTTTTTTGAAAAAAAGTGGCCCAAACCCGCATAAATACAGGCTTTTTCGAGGCGGAATAGCCCTCTACAAAATCTCCGCCTGAATTTCCGCTTGTAACGATGAAAAAATCAAAAAAAATTAAAGGAGAATTACACTATGAAAATCGAGATTATTAATGGAGTCTATACGAGGGATGAAGAAGCAGTAGCATTATTAACCAACTCAGAAGATGAAAATTTAGCAGCATTGGCGCAGAAGTTGGTGATACGTCAGGAACGCCTGACAACTAAGGCCCTGCAAGAGCAGGAAAAGGAACGGTTAAGACAGGAGAAACAGAGGGAGCAGGAGCGAAAAAGATGGGCGGCGCTGGACCGCTGTCTTTCAACCGGTAATGAGGAGGATAAGATATGCTAATGACTGAATTGTTTAAGGCTATCGGAATTCCGATGGCGGTGAGAAACATCATGGTCGATTATTGCGACAGTGACGGCAGGTTCTATCATAAACCGCTGCAGACGGTATCACCAGCGGAATATATGGAGTCAGACAAAGAGTTGACAGAACGTATAAAAGAGGAGCTGAAACCACATGGAGTTACTGTCTGCGGTATTCAGGAGGTATTCGGTGATTTTGAGATGGAACAGCTGGAATCAGTATTTAATGGAAGTGAATACGGAAGGTACCCAACCAGGGTAATCTTCATTGATGTTGAAAAGGCGATGAAATAGTGCAGGGCGAAGGGAATCAGGCAGATGGATAACGATCAGGTAAAAGAGGTATTCTGGCAGATATATAATGATTTCTGGAACAAGTGGAAGAATATACCGCTTGCCAGGCAATCACCGGAGTGGGGAACGATGACGGCAGAGGGACGGGAGATTATGGAGAAGTATCACTGTGACCTGTGCAATCATATGGTGAGTGATCTGATCCAGATCCTGAAGGAAAGGTACGAGATAGAAGAGCAAAGAAAGTTGTGACATCACAACTGTTTCGACGGTCGAAACTTTTAGATAGAAGAAGGGAAGGATTATGAATGACAGCTAGAGAATATCCGGAGGAAGAAAAGAGAGAATTAAGCGAAAATGAGAAAAAGAAAAAGTTCCTTTGGTCATATCAGAATCAAAAGCATAAAGCGGTTCGGTTAGAGGAGCAACTGAAGGAGCTGAAAGAAAATAAGATATCCATTCATGTTGTCGGAGATGGTATGCCACACGGGAATGTGAAATCGGATCTTTCTGAGTATGCTTCCAAAAAGGATGAGATCGAACGAGAAATTGTCAAGGAACGTTATGCCTGTGTTAAACAGTTTGTGCTTGTCAGGTCAGCAGTGGAGGCATTGGAAAAAGAAAAAGAAAAGACTATTTTGACTTACAGGTATTTACGTGGTTTTGACTGGGACGAGATTGCGTGTAAGACAGGATATTGTCTTCAGTGGGTACATAAACTTCATGCACGAGGACTCGGACATTTTAAAATTCCAAAAGAGGCGATAGAAAGCGATACATGACCTGTGGTATACTGTAAAAAAGATATTAGGGCTTCCGGAGACGGGAGCCTTTTGAAAAAAATAAAATCCTTGTGTAAAAATGATTGACATACGGTGCACCGTATGGTATAATAAGTACATAAGGAGGTGAGATACAGATGAGAGGCAGAAGCCGAAAGAAAAAGCCCGATAGCAAATTCAAGACTTGGCTGGTCGGAATGCTAACGGACTTAATCGTAGGAATCATATTACTGATTCTATCAAAGCTACTAGAGTAGCGGAGAGGGGCGAAAGCCCTTCTCTAAAAACAGTATAACACACTCATCTGTAAAAAATCAATATGGCAGAAGCATTAAGGTTTTTAGGGATTTTTTTTATCGCGATCGCTGCAGGTAAATTAGGTTTGGCACTATATTGTTATTGGAGGGACAGTCGTGGAAGAAAAGAAGATTAGACCTCAGGACAAATGGAATGCAAAAGCAGGATTAATCAGCAAGTCATATAAACTGAAACGCGAATTAGTAGAACAGTTTGCAGAAGCTTGTGACAAGGCAGGAATAAGTCAGGCTGCACAACTTACCAAAATGATGAAGGCGTTCATTGAGGAACAAAATAATTAAGACAGAGGCATCCGTATATTGCGGGTGTCTTTTTGTATGGGAGAAGTACAGATGCTAAAGTCATGTAAATACTGTGGCCGTATCCACGATGATAAATATGATTGCGGCCTACGTCCATCAGCCCAGAAAAAGATTACATACATAGATAAGTTCCGTAGCTCCAGAAGATGGAGGGAGAAGCGGGAGCAGATCCGACGCAGAGATAAGAACCTGTGCCAGATATGTATCCGCAACCTGTACAATACCGATCAGCAGTACAACTATCATAATCTTTCCGTCCATCATGCCATACCGATTGAGACCGATTATGATAAGCGCCTAGACGACGACAACCTGCTGACTGTGTGTGGAATGCACCATGAGATGGCAGAGAGCGGAAAGATACCATATGAAGTGGTCAAACAAATTATAGATGAACAGGAGGAAGCACAATGATGTGGGTTGAGAATAACAACAATGTACTGGTATTACAGGTGGGACAGAAGATGTCTGACGGGGAAAGGGAAGCAATGGAGGCACGGGTGGAAGCAAAGACAGGACATGCCTGTGTAATTCTTGACATGGGCGTGGTGTTGGCTGGGGAGGTATCCCCCGGGGAGTTGTGTGAAAAATAGACACACTTCTGGACACCGACGCCCCACCTCTAAATACACAAAATCTTAGAAATGAGAATTTCGGCCTAGAAGGAAGGTGATCAGATGGCAAGGCCAGCAAAATCAGCCAGGGTTAAGACTGGAACAATACCAAAAGAAGAGGAAGCACAACGCCTAGAACTGGAGGACAAGCTCCGCGGAAAGAATGACAAACTCATACCGCCGCTGTATCTGACAGAATCACAGATGGACATATTCAACTACATCATGGGAGAACTGCAAGAGGCGGATATTCTGGGAAACCTGGATCTGTTTATCCTTGCACAGACCGCCATCGCCGTAGATCGGATCCAGGAGCTGGACCGGCAGGCCAACGATAAGAAGGACCTGCTTTTCGAAAACTCCTTCCGGCAGGCCAGAGCCGAGGCGTCAAAAGAATACTTCCGGTGCTGCAACGAACTGTGCTTGTCCCCTCAGAGCCGGGCGAAATTGTCCATTGCGAAAGTGAAGCCTGGCGAAAAGAAAAAGACCATCATGGATCTGATTAATGATGATGACGAAGACGAAGGTTAAGCACCCGGCGGTTGCATATGCTGAGGGGGTATGCAGAGGGAAGATTAAGGCACCGAAATACGTTATACTTCAGTGTGCGGACTTCCTCCAGACGTATAAGGGGAAAAATAAGAAGTATGTTATCAATGAGAAGCTTCTTGAAAAAATCAATAAGATCCTTAAGATTCTCAAGATGGCAAAGGGGCCGAAGGCAGGAAAATCCCTGTATTCCTCCCTGGCTGGTTATCAGTGGCTGCTGATTACGGCGGTACTGTGTACGGTTCACCGGAAGGATCAGAGGCTGCGCCGGTACCAGACGGCGGTTTTGGAGATATGTAGAAAGAATGGTAAGACTTTTGTCGTTGCTGTTCTTTTTATTTTGCTCTTTTATCTGGAGCCGGCATATTCACGTTTCTTCTCCGTTGCGCCTGATGGAGCACTGGCCCGTGAGATCAAAGAGGCCCTGGAGCCACTGATCGCTACTAATATTGAGCTGTTCGAGGAGAACGAATTTAAGGTTTTGCGGGATTACATTCTTCACAATCCCACAAAAACAAAGTATACGCCGCTCAACTATTCCACAAGCCGTATGGACGGAAAAGAGCCGTCAGTATTTATTGCTGATGAGGTGGGAGCGCTTCCTACTTCGTATCCAGTGGAGGCCATGCGATCCGGTCAGCTGCTGATTCAAAACAAACTGGGATTTATCATTTCTACTAAATATCCAACGGCAGATAATCCGCTGGAAGATGAGGTAGATAATGCCAAGAAGATTCTGGACGGCCTGATTGATGATGAAACTGTTTTTGCGTTACTGTACGAGCCGAATAATATCAAGGACTGGGCTACTGATGATACAATTCTGGCCCATGGAAATCCACTGGCTCTCGAGATTCCGGAAGTATGGGATGAGCTGCTGCTGAAACGGCAGCGGGCCATTAACCGGGAGAAGTTGCGGGAGAATTTCCTGACAAAGCATTGCAACATCATCTATCAGGGAGCCGGAACGGAAACATATATTCCAATTGACCAGGTGAAGGCCTGTAAGGAAAAACATATTGACTGGACTGGCCGCGAGGTGTATATCGGCGTGGATCTGGCTATGACGAATGATAACTGTTCCGTAGCCATGTCAGCGGAAGAAGACGGAGAGATATTGAGCGAGGTAATGACATTTATACCGGAGGGACGAATTGATGAGAAAAGCGAATTTGAAAAGTTTGATTACAGGGCAGCCATTGCCGCGGGAACCTGCAAAGCCTGCGGTGATATGACAGTGGACTATGGTGTGATTGAGGATTACGTATCCGGTTTGGAGGAATCCAGGGGCGTGGTTATTAAATCCATCGGTTATGACCGGTATAATGCCCTGTCAAGTGCACAGAAATGGGATAAAGAATACACCACGGTGGAAATTCGGCAGCATTCAGATACGCTGCATCCACCTACAAAGTTGTTGGCAGAAAAAGTAGCAAACCGGGAATGGCATTATGAGGAGAACCGGCTGTTGGAGACCAACTTTGAAAATGCAAAGTGCACCTATGATACCAATATGAACCGATATGTCAACAAGAAGAAATCCAACGGTAAGGTAGACGGAGTGGTGAGCATTATCAACTCGGTGTACTTACTCCAGCAGGATGTATTATTTGACGATAGTGGTTTTACAGTACAAGTATGTTAGAAAGGAGTGATTGCTTATGTGGCCCTTTCACATGAGAGCGGACCCGGAACCGGAAAAGACGGAAACAGAATCTAATGAAGACACATTACTGCGAGCCAGCCTGTCGGATGATTACATGACCAGAGACCAGGCCATGAATGTTCCGGCCTTTGCGGCATGTGTGAATAAAATAGCAGAAACGGTATCGACTATTCCGGTAAAGCTGTATAAACTCGAAGGTGATAAACTTGAGGAAGTCAAAGATGATGAAAGAGTTCGGTTGCTGAACGATGATACAGGAGACAGTTTGGACGGTGTGCAGTTCAAGCGGGCCCTGGCGAAGGATTATCTGATTGGAAAAGGCGGGTATGCTTTTATAAATCGGGCGGGAAACAGTATACAATCCTTACATTACGTGAAGGAAAATGAAATTTCTTTTATGTTTACATCAGATCCCATCTTTAAGGATTACGATATATTGATACAGGGAACCAAATATAAGCCATTTGAGTTTCTGAAAGTACTCAGGAATACAGAAGATGGTCGTTCTGGTAAGAGTATCATCGATGAGAACAGTGAAGTTTTGAGTGTGGCTTATCATTCACTGAAATACGAAAAAAATCTGGTTAAAACAGGGGGAAATAAGAAGGGATTTATAAAGTCTCCTAGAAAGCTGACACAAGCCGCAATTGATGCATTAAAAGCGGCCTGGCGCCGTTTATATCAGAACAATACAGAGAATGTTGTCATTCTCAATGAAGGGCTGGAGTTTCAGGAAGCAAGCAATACATCGGTGGAAATGCAGCTGAATGAAAACAAGAAGACAAATAGTGATGAAATATGCAAGCTGTTCAATATGCCTCCGGCTATGATTAATGGAGGAACTACGGAAGAGGATAAAACAAATTTCGTCCAATATTGTCTGAATCCAATACTTAAAGAATTTGAATGTGCTTTAAATCGGGATCTGCTTCTTGAATCTGAGAAGGGATCCTGTTATTTTGCAGCAGACACATCGGAACTGACCAAAGGAGATATTGAAAAACGGTTCAGGGCTTACGAAATAGCAAGCAAGAACGGGTTCTTGCAGACGGATGAGATACGCATGAAGGAGAATTATCCGCCGCTGGGATTGGATTTTGTACGCCTGGGGCTTCAGGATGTGCTGTATGATCCGAAAACTGAGACGTTTTATACACCAAATATGAACGCGACAGGGAAAATAAATCAGGTTTCAGAAAAACAACCGACTGAAGGACCAGAAACAACAGGTAATAAGCGGGAAAATCAGAAAGAAGGTGAAAAGACAGATGAGGATTGAACTAAGGGCTGATAGTGTAGTGATTGAAGGCTATGTCAATGCAGTAGCCAGAGATTCCCGCCCGATGAGGGACAGAAAAACAGGGAAAAGATTCGTGGAGCAGATTGCACCGGGAGCATTTGAACGGGCAATTAAGAGAAACGATGTGGATCTCTTGCTCGATCATGATCCTCTCAGGGTATTGGGATCAACGAAAACAAATCTCACGTTACATGAGGACAATATTGGCTTGAGGGCCAGAGCGGAAATTACCGATGCAGAAGTGGTACAGAAAGCCAGAGAAAAGAAGCTAAGAGGCTGGTCGTTCGGATTTTACGAGCGCGACGCAACCGAGGAAGATCTTCCAAATGGTCTTCAGCGCAGGTATGTCGAAGAGATGGAGCTGAAAGAGGTGTCCATCATCGACGAAAAGAAATTACCTTGCTATGTAGGAACAAGCATTGAAACCAGGTCGGCCGGCGAAGAGGTGCTTACACCGGATCCACTTGAGGTGCGCGCAGATTATGTAGAATTCGAAGCACCAGAGAAACCCGTAGACTTAAGTAAATACCAGAACAGGATCAAAGAATTAGAAAAGGAGACGAAATAATGAAAAAGAAAGCTATCGTAAGACAGTACATGCAGTATCGGGCGGAGGCTTTGAAGAGTCTGACCGAGCAGCGGGCGGAGTTAGTGCAGCAGATGAAGGACCTGACTGCCACCGCCGAAACCGAGAAGAGGGCCTTTAGTCAGGAGGAGGACCAGCAGTTTAATGATTTGGACAAGCAGGTGAAGGCACTGGATTCCACCATAGAGAAACTGGAGCGGGCAAGGGATCTGAAATTAAACACTGTAACTACAGAGAAACATGAAGAATTAAAGAAAGAGGAACTGGAAGAGAGGGCATTTGCTGCATATATCCGCGGCGAAACATTGAAAGAACGCGCTGACGTCAATCTGACCGTCGGTAATAACGGAGCTGTAATTCCTTCTTCGATTGCCCAGAAGATCATCAAGAAGGTATATGATATCTGTCCGATTTATCAGTTGGCGACCCGGTATAATGTTGGCGGCACTCTTTCTATTCCGTATTATGACGAAGAGACGCAGACGATTGAAATGGCGTACGCAACAGAGTTTACTGAGCTGGAATCCACGTCCGGAAAGTTCGGAAGTATTGAGTTGAAAGGCTTCCTTGCGGGAGCTCTGTCGAAAGTATCTAAGTCTCTGGTTAATAATAGCCAGTTCGATATCACATCATTTGTTGTTCAGGCCATGGCAGAAGCGATCAGTAAGTGGATTGAAAAAGAGCTGTTAAATGGTACTGCCAATAAGATTGATGGGCTCAGTAAAGTTACCCAGACAGTAACAGCCTCCGCAGTCGCTGCAATTAAGGCCGATGAACTAATCGACATTCAGGAAACCATTCCAGATGCGTACCAGGGCGGTGCAATTTGGGTTATGAACAAGGCTACTAGAACAGCCATCCGTAAACTTAAAGATAATGATGGAAACTACATCTTAAACAAGGATCCTGCGGCCAGATGGGGATATACGCTATTCGGGAAAGATATCTATACTTCCGACAATATGTCTGCCATGGCTGCCGGAAAAACCGCAATCTATTATGGGGATTTTTCTGGATTGGCCGTAAAACTGTCTGAGGATGTGTCAATCGAAGTGTTGCGCGAGAAATACGCCACCCAGCACGCAATCGGTGTAGTCGGTTGGATCGAGATCGATTCCAAGGTCGAGAATGCCCAGAAGATCGCCAAGCTGGTAATGAAAGCATCTGCATAAGGAGACAGGACATGAAGGTAAGCCAGATAACGTTCGGCGATATTTGCAGGCAGCTGCGGGAAGAGGAAACGTACATGCGGGAGGATCAGGCGTATCTGGAGATTATTAAGAAGGCTGCGGTCGAGTACGTTAAAAGCTACACTGGATTGAGTGAAGCAAAAATTGATGAGCATGAGGATATCACAATCGCTGTCCTTGTGCTCATATCAGATATGTATGATAACCGGCAGATGTATGTTGATAAGGCCAACACCAACCGCGTAGTGGATACTATTCTGGGAATGTACTGTGAGAACCTATTATAGGAGGCAGAACTATGAATGCAGGGGCATACCGGGAACCTGTTACGATTGAAAAAAACGGGTATACCGAAGATGAGATCGGAAACCAGATACCTGTATGGACGGAATATTATCGAGGATATGCCTACATGAACAACCTGTCTGGTTCCGAATACTGGGAAGCTGCAAAAACACAGGCGCAGAACACGGTAATGTTTATTATGCGTTATCATTCTTTGCTGGGAGCCATGAATACAAAGGAATATCGGTTGTTACACCGTGGCAGGGAATACAACATAATCAGCATTGACAATGTGCAGTATAAAAATGAAACCATTAAAATCAGAGCTACGGTAAGGGAGTAACAGAATGTCAGGAATTAAAATTGACGCTTTGGCCGGTGAGGTTATGAAGATAATGGAAGAGTATGCGGCAGATGTATCTGCCGATATGAAGACAGAAGCCAAAACGGTCGCAAAGGAAGCTGTAAAGGAATTAAAACAGATTTCACCTGAAGGACGTGGAAGCAAGAAAGGCCATTATGAAGACGGCTGGACATCAAAAGTGGAATCAGAAAGAGCAGAAAATATAGGAATCCGGATTTATAACCGAAAGAAGCCGGGGCTTACCCATCTATTAGAGAAGGGCCATGCAAAGCGTGGAGGCGGTCGGGTAGAGGGGATTCCTCATATTTCTACAGCTGAAGAAAATGCCGCGGTGAACTACGAAAAACGTCTGAAAGAGAGGCTGTCACGATGACTAATCAGAAAGTATTTAAAATGGTAAAGTCCATAGGATTTCCTGCGGCCTATCATCATTTTGAGGAAGGACAGGAGCCGGAAAAGCCATATGTTGTGTATCTGTATCCGGGTACCGATAACTTTGCGGCCGATGGGATTGTATATCAGGCGATCAATGAATTGGACATAGAACTATATACCGGGAAAAAGGATATAGAGGCCGAAAAGAAGGTGGAAGCTGTGCTGAAAGAGCATGGCTTTTTTTATGAGAAAACAGAAACATACCTCACATCAGAAAAGATGTTTGAGGTTTTATACGAAACGGAGGTATTAATCAATGAGTAAGAACAAAGTAAAGTACAACCTTAGAAACACACATTATGCACTGCTCACAGAAGGTGAGAGCGGGGCAATTACCTATGAGAAGCCGGTTCCTATTCCTGGCTCAGTAAGTATTTCTTTAGATGCACAAGGCGAAATCTCACCGTTTCATGCCGATGGCATTGTGTATTACAAAAGTGTAAGCAATAACGGCTATGAAGGTGATCTGGAGATTGCACTGGTTCCGGAATCCTTTCGGACTGACGTACTGGGAGAAGAACTGGACGGAAAAAAAGTTTTGATTGAGAATGCGCACGCGCAGCCAAAAGCGTTCGCGTTATTATTTGAGTTTGAAGGAGATCAGAATGCAATCCGCCATGTGCTGTATAACTGTACATCCACGCGCCCATCAATTGAATCCCAGACCAGTGAGGAAACAAAGGATCCGGTAACGGAAACCCTTACTATTTCAGCAACCTCCTTAAGCAATGGTCAGATCAAAGCTAAGACGGGAGACACAACGGATACGGCTACTTATGATGGCTGGTACGATGCTGTGTATATGCCGACCGAAGGTGGTGCGGGAGCATGATAAGAAAAGAAATAGAAATTGATGGGAGACTGGTGCCATTTAAGGCATCAGCAACCGTTCCGAGGCTTTACCGGGCTATGTTTCAACGTGATATTTTCCGGGATTTTATGAAACTTGAGAAGACCGTAAAGGGCAAAAAAAAAGATACTCCACTTGAGATTCTGGAAATCTTTGAGAATGTTTCCTACGTTATGGCAAAACATGCAGACCCTTCCCAACCGGATACACCGGAAGAATGGTTGGATCAGTTTAATACATTTTCGATTTATGAGGTCATTCCGCAGCTCGTGGATCTTTGGCATCTCAATCTACAGACCGATGTAGAAGCAAAAAAAAACTTAAACCGAGTAGCCGGGAAATGACAACTCCGCTTTTTATGTTAAGAGCGGCACAGATCGGGATTTCTATCAGCGATCTCGATCTACTATCGATTGGTTTAGTAATGGACATGTTTACAGAGTCTCAAAACGATAATTATAAGTATCCTAATATGGCAACGCAGAACGATTTTGATAAGTTTTAGGAGGTGGTATTCGTGGCTGACAGAATCAAAGGCATAACAATAGAAATCGGTGGCGATACCACCGGACTAAATAAAGCATTGAGCGGAGTCAATAAGGAAATCAGCAGCACACAGAGTCAGCTTAAAGATGTGAGCCGCCTTCTGAAGCTGGACCCATCAAATACGGAGCTGTTAAGCCAGAAACAAAAATTACTGTCTCAGGCTGTTGGTGATACGAAAGAGAAGTTAGAAACACTAAAGACGGCAGAATCCCAGGCGCAGGAGCAGTTTAAAGAGGGCAAAATCAGTGAGGAACAGTACGATGCACTAAAACGCGAGGTTATCGCCACTGAACAGCAGCTTAAAACACTGGAAAAACAAGCAGGTGAGGCAAATGTAACATTACAGCAGATTAGTCTTGCTGGAGAGAAATTTCAGGAAGTTGGTCAGAAAATTGAAGGCGCAGGAAAGAAGCTCCTTCCGGTTACGGTGGCCGTGGCAGGAATAGGGGCTGCGGCTGTGAAGACAACGGCAGACTTCGATGAATCCATGTCCAATGTATCGGCCATCAGCGGGGCCACGGGAGAAGATTTTGATAAACTCCGTGCTAAGGCCCGGGAGATGGGAGCTGAGACTAAGTTTAGCGCATCAGATGCTGCAGATGCCATGACTTACATGGCTATGGCTGGCTGGAAGACCGACGATATGTTGAGCGGTATCTCAGGTATCATGGATTTAGCGGCGGCTTCTGGTGCCGATCTGGCAACAACATCAGACATCGTTACGGACGCTTTAACTGGTATGGGTTATACGGCTGGCCATGCCCGGAGGCGTGCCGGCGGT